TTTTTTATATAAAAACACCTTGCTTTCTTATTTGATAAAGTTATAATTGAGGCTCAGACAAAAAGCATGGGAGCAAATATGTCAGAATCAAAATACACTAGACAGAGCACTGGGATAACATACCCCTCTGACCTAGGACAGGCCAAAGTTGAAAAAATTGAGGCCTTTTTAAAAGCTGAGGGGATCACACTATCAGCTGAGCCAAATTCAATGGGTAATCCTTATTTGATCATGAGCATTGAACAGAGTGATTTTTTCTCTCTGGATGAGACTCTGGGATGTGAGGTTGAAAATGAAAACTGATATACAAAACAACATCACACCAGAATTTCTAAAAGCCTTTTTAAATTTCCAAAAAAATTGTCCAGCTATTGAAAAGGACAATCAAAGTGTCAACAAAGATGGACAGGTCAAATATAAATATGCTGGACTCCCTCAGATAATGCTGAGAGTCACCCCTATTCTCAACGAAAATGAGCTCATGCTCAACCAGTTGATAACATCAGATTTGGATGTAATGACATTTACAACCATTTTGGCTCATGTATCTGGGGGGATGCTTGTATCAACTATCCAAGTCAAGAAAAATGAGCTTATTGCTCAATACATGAATGGCTTGCAAGGTATTGGAAATTCAATATCCTATTATAGGAGGTATCAAGCCACCTCAATCCTCAATTTAGTCACAGAGGAGGATCAAGATGGAAATTCACCCAAATTTTTGACTGATGCTGAGATCATTGAGAGGGATAAACAAAAAGAGAGGGCTGAAAAAGAAAAGGCTGAGGCTGATGCAAAAGCCCTAGAGGATCACATCCAAAAAGGCAAAGAGAAAAATGGACCTTTGAATGATCAGCAAATTGAGGAGGCCTGTCACAAAATACTGGAGGGAGATGAGACAATGTTTGATAAGTGTCAAAAATATCTAATCACTCCAGATCAAATTTCACTTTTAAAAGTTGCTCAAGAGCAATCAAATGATTTTCTCAAAGTTTAGGATAATATAATGACTAAAAAAAACACCCCAGAAGTAATCACAAAACCCATCCCAGCAACAACTGAGGAGGATCTCAAAAAATTCCCTCAGCTCCTAGCTCTTAAACCTAAAGAATTTGGCCTCACAGAGGAAAAGGCTCAGATTGTATCTGTTGCCTTTGCTCCAAAAATCAAAGAGTTGATTGATCTGGAGCCTCAATTTATTACACTAATGTCAAAACCCATCTCTGAGGAGGTTTGTGAGGAGGCAAAAGCTCTGGCCAAAGTTTATGGAAAGCTTAGGAACTCAACAGATAAAACCAGAAAAGAGCTCAAAGCTGAGTATCTCAATGGAGGGAAATTTGTTGATGGCTGGGGCAAAGCTCATGCAAGTGTCTCAAATGAAAAAGAGGATAGTCTCAAAGCCCTTGCTGATCACTTTGATAAAATAGAGAGAGAGGCAAAAGCAAAGCTCAGAATTGAGAGAACTGAGGCTCTGGCTGAGTTTGAGGTTTTTGATGTCCCCAGTGATCTGGCTGAGTTATCAGAGGAGATGTGGGAGGCCTATCTGATGGGCTGTGAGTCAAAGTTTAACATCCAAAAAGCAAATGAAAAACGAGAGGCTGAACTCAAGGCAAAACAGGAGGCTGATCAAAAGGCTGAAAATGACAGGTTAAAAGCTGAGGCTGAGAAAAACAGGCTGGAGGCTGAGAGGCTCAGAAAAGAAAAAGCTGAGGCTGACAAACAGGCTGAGGCTGACAGAAAAGCCAAAGAACAGGCTGAGGCAAAACTCTCAGCTGGATCTGATGAGAATCTCAAAGCTGAGGCTGAGGCCAGACAAAAGGCTGAGGCAAAACTCAAAGCCATTGAGGATGAGAGAGTCCAAAAAGCACATGAGAGATCTCTGGAGCTTCAAAGGATGGAAAAAGCTGAGGCCAACAAAGGAGAGACAGAGAAGTTTTCTGACTTTTGTGAGGAGCTCAAAACCCTCCCAGATGGATATGAGTTTACATCTCCAGAGTATTCTGATAAATTCAAAAAGGCTCAGATCCTCATTAAAAAAATTCTGGATTTTGTTGAGGATTAATTTATGATTAAAAATTTATTGTTTGTAATTGATCTTTTTGGGAGTGATAAATGAAAAAGTCAAAATATCATATTGAGGTTGATGCCCTAGAGGAGACAGGAGTTGATGACAATCAACAGCCTATTTTTAAAAAAACAAAGGTCTGGATTGATTGCTACATGGTCCAAGATGCTTTAAATCAAAAGTCAAGGCCAGCACACGCTTTTAAAAAGATCTGGGCTCTAGGCAAAAGATCTGGAGGCAAAAGCTATAAACAGGACATCAAAGAGTCCATCTGGAGCCTCCAGAGTGAGCTGGATATGTGTGGAGGTGACAATTGAACAAAGTCGACAAAATAGTCCACACTGGCAAAAAGCTAGTCCCACATCCATCATGGAATGGACATATAAAAAAGGATCGTTATGTCAGCCCACTCCCAACTGGGACAGCTATCAAGAAAAAAAAGAGATGCACTGGGACACTTTGCTCTAAAAAAGTAAGCACAAAAAGGGCTCAGATCCCCCACTCTGATGACTATTGTGAGGAGTGTTTCACCTATGACATAAAGAGAGAGCTGTCATGGATGAGATAATGTTTCACATGAAACGGATTTCAGACAGGGCTGTTTTTATACTCATGGAGTATTTAAAACAAAATGATCTCATTGACATCTCCAGAGATTTTTTCACACTGATGGGAGCCCTCTGGAGTGTGATCCTGTTGTTTAGGCTTTTCAATGGATTGAGATCATGGGCCTCCCCAAAGTATCAAGGGGGAGAGCTGTGAGTGAATTTATTGACAGCCCAGATCTGATGTTTCCTAGAAAAAGGAAGCCAGAAAAGACCAGAGCCCCCATGAAAAGATCTCAACTAAAAGCAAATCCTAAAAAATACAAAGGGGGATCTGTCCCAGAGGAGAGGCTCCAAAACTTTGCTGATAAAGAGGCTTTGCTTTTGGGATTTGATACAAACCACATCCCTCAATCAATGTATAGGTTTTTAATATCTGACTCTCTTGTCATTGATGAGGAGCTCAAAAGTTTTCTGAAAAAGCAATTTTTTGGGAGGCCAGATTGTGAGATCAGAGCCAACATCCCAAACACCCCCTATCAAATGATTTTACAGGCTGAGCTCAAAACTGACTCAGAGTTTGCCAGCCTCACACCCAAACAAAAAGAATATCTCAGACACACAAATTTTGAGCTGTTGACATCAAAGGATCAAATAAGCCAAAGTTTTAAAAAATTTTCTGTATATTTAGGTAATGACTGAAAAAGAAAAACACAGGCAAAAATTTTGGATTGATCGCTTTGTTGACCACTTACACACAGAGGTGAAAAATTTTAACTCTGGGGAGGCAAAAGCCAAACAATCCAAATATTTTGCTGATGCTTGCCTCAAACAATATGACATAACTTTTAACAATTTGGATCCAGATTGAGCATAATAAAAAAACTAGAGTCTGACCCCATGACCCTTGCAACTATCAAAGCCCTAGCTTTTACTATTGACCAGTATATCAGTAATAGTTTAAAAAATAATTGTGGACTATTGAGGGGATCAGTTTTAAAAGTCATTTTTGAGTCAGCTGATATTTATCATGCAATAAAAGTAAATTTTGAGACAGATCTCCCAGAGAGGTTTTTTGAGAGTTTTATATATTTTAATTCTGGTAATAAATCACTCTGGTTTTTAAACCAGCTCAACCTCTCTCCAGATATGGATCTGGCTGAGACTTTTAAATCCAAACAAAGGGAAAAAAATGAATGAATTAAATGAGACAAAAGTTGATCCTGTTTTTGAGCAACTAACAAAGACAGCTGAAAGATGCAAAAAAGCACTTGAGAGGATCTCAGAAAAACACTTTAAACTGGGCCATGCCTGTCTGGACATCTCAAAGACAATGAATGAGACTCTGGATTTGATTGACATTAAAGAAAGTGAACAGGCTGAGGAAATTGAGGCAATAATAAAAGCCTCTGAGCCATCTGAGGAGGAGTCTGAGCCTGTTGATGAGTCAACCCCTATCAGTCAACCCTTTGGAGTTTAACATGGCCCAAACCATACCTAAATTTCACAAAACTGAAAAATCAGAGATTAAATTCTCAATGAACTCAGCAATAGTCAAAGGACAATTAAAAACTTTTCAATGCTTTGAGCTTATTGAGAATAAAAAAAGCTAGATTTTGATTTCAAGCACTCCCATGCTTGTTTGGATCAAAAGAAAGCCCTCAGTCATCTGACTGGGGGCTTTTCTGTTTTCTTGATCTGGGGTTTTTATCTCTTGAGCCTTTTGGCCTACCAGATTTTAAGGGTTTGGGTTTTTTCTGGCCCCCTACTTTTGGCCCTGTAATGACCCACACTCCAGAGATCTTTTCAGCCTTGAGCCTCCCCTCCTTTATGTATCTCTCAACCTCTTGCCTTTTCATAGGCTCACCATTTTTATTGAGGTTTTGTTTGCAAAAGTCTTTTATACCTATTCCCATACTACTCCCATTTTTAGAATAATTATAAAAAACCTACTGCACTATTGCAAGTATTAATAAGCATCTACGATGGTTAAAACAAACTCCTCATGTCCAGATAACTCTCCCATAAATTCATTAAAAGCCTTTTTTGATGACAAGACAGCCCAGTCTCCAGACAGCTCTCCAAACTCCTCACCCAAAAGGACACAGCCCTCTGTGTTTTTATCTCTGTTACCCCAGTGAATGAGGACAGATGACCTATACTGAATATTAGTGATCTCAAATACATTGCCATAAGTTGGGGATGAGACTCTTTTGCACAAATACTGGCCAGCTGGGACAGAGGACACATTTGAGGCGTTATCTCTGGAGTATGGCTCTAAAGTCAGACAGATGGGTTTTGAGTCAATTGTCATAGCTCCAAATGTCCCCTCAGATGGGTTTGATGCTATCCTTGTAATTCTTGCTTGTTTCATTCTTTTCACCTTTGATGATTTTTTTGTAATTATAAATTGAGTGATCTTTAAAATCAATCCAGCCTTTTGTCTCCAGCTCAACATTGTGCTCCTCTTTGTGAGTGTATAATCCAAAAACCAGAGGGATCTTTGTCACTGGATCGTCATCATTAAAAACTCTAATATGTGAGCTTTTTATTTTTGAGATCCGTGTCCAGACTCTAGGGGATCCAAAACTCACACATAAAAACTCCCCCTCTGGGTATTTTCTTAACATTTTTTCTGTGACAATCTGAGCAACTGCTCCCCCATAAGAGTGACCAGTGAAGACAATTTTATATTTATTCTGGACAGCGTTTAAAATAACATGATCAATAAATCTCAATATATTTTTTGCACCTTTTAAAAATCCAAAGTGACAAAACCCAAACCCACAATATACTGGGATCAGATTTATATCCCTTATCAAATCACTGATGTCATTTGTCCCAGCAATTCCAAAATAGAGGATTTTCTCCCCACCCACATTGACAAACTCATAGCACCATTGATCAGAGCTGGATGAGTCTGATTTTATAGTGTCTCTGAGCAAAGTGTCACCATAAGAAAAAAGGCTGTAATCCACAGCCCCTCTGATTATTTGTGTTTTATCCAAGTTGATCAGCATCCTCTTTGATTAAAACATCTTGCTCCTCAATCCTATCAACTGGGGCCTCTTTATAGCTGACACCTGTGTCAAGCCATTGCAAAGCTCCCAGCTCCAGCTCATGTCTGAATGAACTCAAATAGCTCTCCAGCTGTTGGATCCGTGTGGGCTGGTTTGACATTGTTTTTTTGAGATCCTCTAAAATGAGCTCCCTCTGGATTCCCCACTCTGAGCTCATAGAATTGATGTAACTCTGGAGAGGCCTCCCTTTGTATGTCACCCCATAAAGAGTGTCCATGATCTCAGTCCACTCCCTTTGCCACACTGATCTAAAGCTGTGAGCCAAATTAACATGATTTTGTCTCAGAGATTGATTTTGCTCAATAAATCTGATCTCAAGTCCTATTAATTTTGTTGCGTTCTTTATGGCCTTATTTATCTTTTTGACAGCTTGCTCATGCTTTATGTCTTGAGAGCCCTCTCTGATAAACTTGATTAAATCCTCTTGAAAGTCTTGAGCTTTTTTCAATTGCTTATCATGGAAAAACTTTAAAAAGAAAAGAAAAAGGCCCACGCTCCCAGTATCAAAAGCATAATTCTCCAGCAAACTCATTACAAAATCCATCAGCACTCTCCCTGATAATGTTTTTTTGAATCCACCCACTTTGCAAGCCATTCAAAAACTTGCATCCCAGATATTCCATCAATCACCACACCCATTTGAGACATCAAATCCTCCTCAATTACATCAGCACACCCTTTATAAATCTCATTTCCATTTGAATCCAGCACTGGATTGAGTGTACTGGGATCAACTTGCCTATGAACAGATATAACTTTTATATCCCCTTGAGCCTCATCAAGTTTGAGCCCCTCAAAAGATATTTGTTTTGTGACATCTTTCCATTTTTTTGACACAGCTGGGATGTTCTCATCTACATAAATTGCCATTTTTATCTCCTTTTAGCTTTCAATCTCTAAATATAAATCAAATCTATTACAGCCTATGTTTGTATATGAACTAAAAGCCACACCAAACTGATCCCCCAGAGAGGCCCCAGCACCTCCCCCAGAGGGAACAATGGGGATAGATACATTATATTTTGTGACTCCTCCAGTTGATGGGATTGCAATTGTAAAAGATCCAGCTGAGACTGATCCAGCTGGGACTGAATTATCGTCTGGTCTGGATGACAATTGAGTCCCAGCAACTATTTTAAACACATTCATTGTTAGTGTAGAGGCTGAGGATGTGTTTAACTCAGAGAAGCTCATGGCTCCACTGCCAGTGCTTCCACTTGCTAAACTCACTAGGGCATAAGCTGGATGATTTGGATCCCAATCTCCATTTGGATGCAATTGCTGGTTACCACTTGGAGGATTTGAGAATGTCCTAGAAAAATGAATACTCTGTGTTTCACTTCCTCCTCCACCAGATGGGACAGGAAACAAAACCAGCTCATTTGATGAGTTAAATCCCACAGCAAAAGCTGGACTATTATCAGAGGGGACTGATTGAAACCTGTATTTACCACCCACACCAGCAAATAAATACCCATTTGCATCTGTTTGCATTGTATTCCCTAGCTGATCAAACCAGTTGGATGTTGTTGAGTTCATTATAAACCCACCACCCCCATCCATTTGGAGCTGTATGTCATTTAGTCCAAGTCTAAAAAAGTCTCTAATCATCCCCCCTCTGATGTGATTAAATTGAGCGTAATCATCAAAAAACCCAGCCTGTCCAAATGACTGAGATCCATCTCCAGAGGTCATCAAAAGGCCTGTATCAAGTAAATGAATACCAGAATTTAAAGTGCTGGGAGTTATTCCATTTGTTAAATACCACCCCCCTTGATCTGTCTGAGGCCCAATCCATGAGTTATCTGGGACTTTTTGAGCAAAACCTCCAGCCATGACTCCCAAAATATCAAGTCCTTTTTTGAGGCTTATAAGCTCCTCAAAAGTTACATCACTATTGACTGATTGTGGAGTTGTTGTCAATTTATCCAGATATTGATCAACTATAATATTTATAGGCGTTTGACAAAATGCTGGAGCTGTCAAAGATGCGTAATAAATTGTAAAATCTCTGGAGTTGCCAGCTGTTGAGATTAAATATTTAAAAACAGATCTGTCATCTGGTAAAAAAGAGACTGGAGATCCCAGAGCTAAATCTATTTGATAGATAGATTGCACTGGACTGTCTATATCATTTGATGAGGCCTCAGCCAGCAATGTCTCAACCCCTCCAGCTGATCTCTTAAACCACTGAATTTTCAAAGTATTTGTAGATGAGGATTTTGAACAACTCATAAAAGAGGTAAACTCATAAACACCAGCTGGGAACTCAGAAGTATTGACAACTGATAGCTCTGGAGATGTCCACGCTCCTATCTCAACCTCACCAGCTCCAGAGTTTATGTTTTGGGTTTTTGTAGCTGTTGGCCCTGTTGGTATCTCCAGAGCCAAAGTCTCATATTGAGGGAGCTCACCAGATTGTACTGAGTCCAAATAAAAGGTTGTGGTCCCAGACCCTCCAGCGTCACCCTTTTCCCCCTTTTCACCTTGCTCACCCTTGTCACCTTTTGAGCCCTTTGAGTCAACTTTAAACACATTTATTGAGGAGTTTTCATTTGCTGTTTGATAAATCCCCCCAGTGATTGATGAGTCTGGATTTTGTAGGCCCAATTTAAAGCTTAAAACATCCCCTTTGTATAATTTGACTATTTTGGAAAAGGCATTTTTGTCCAGTCTATTCCCAATCAAAACCCCATCTGGCTGATCTAAATATGTGACATTTGTTGACAGCTCAATTGACTCAATGGGATCAACAGCATTGTCAACATCCATGATCATTGATTGATTTATGTTGATTGCTCCACCTGTAACTATTGAATAGGTTATATCTGGAAAATGTCCATTTATCTCATAAATACCATCCATAGGGATATCAATTGTTGACTGATCAATCCCAGTGACTCCCCAGTCTCCACTCATGACTGGAGCATTTTTCTGATCAGAATTGACTGACATGAGCATTGTCTGATACACCCATGTCCCATCAATATTTGACCCAGCTCCAGAGCCTACAGATGGGGCGCTGAATCTGGATGAGGTTGAGATGTATGGGCTTTGATCCCCCTCATCAATTATACTCTCCCATTCATTCCAAAATAGAGGATTGCCTCCAGCCTGTGTGCCTATTCTCTCAAACTCAATCCCACCAGCTTTGACTGATTGCCTGTACTCTGTTGCAACAGGGCTGGACTGATATTTGTAAACCCTCAAAAAACATGATTGATTTATCAAAACATCTGATATCTCTGGAGGCACATTATCAACATCTGTCCCTGTGTTTGTTGAATACCAGCCAGACTCAATGCAAAGATTAGCATCAGATGAGGGGATCAGTCCCAAATAATCAAAAGTAGACCCTCCTGTCCCTCCCCCAGATCCAATCAATTCAATCCATCCATTTGATGTGTTTAAATAAAGTAGATCCTCAGATGTCACAAATCTGACAGCCCCAATTGGATCATTTGATGGGAGGCTTGGCACATCATTGACAGGATTTAACCAATAGGATGAGGATCCCACAGCTTGAGCAATCAAACTGAGGATTTCAGACTCCTCTGGATATTTGCTGATTATATTATCACCAGTTCCCCCATCAATGTCTCTGGATTTGTGGATCAGCTTTTTTGAATCAGTTGCTCTCCCCAGTTGGCCAGCACTCAATTTAGCTATGAGCTGAGCCTCTAGCCCCTCTCTCCCTTGCACATTTTTATTCTCTATTGTCATAAATACCTCTAAAAATTACATGATAGATCAAACTGCTGATCAATAAAATCATTGTATGGGTTTTGATCCCCAGTCCCCTCATCAACTGAGTCATAAAATGGATTTTGATCTCCAAACCCCTCATCAATTGTGGTCAAAACACACATTTCTCTGGGATCAATGTATGATGTGAATACCAATTTAACATTATTGTTGTTTGAATCGTGTTTTATTGATGTTATCCATCCATAGAAAGTGACAGGAGAGCCTGTCAAAGTTTGACCTGTGATCCACTCATCAGAAAAAGAACAAAACTCCATGAGGTTATATTCAACACCCTCAGCCATAGGGACAGAAAAAGGGATGTCTAGCTTTTGAAAAGTATGCCATGAGGTCACATAATCAATATATTGATCAATGCCAGCCCTATCTCTTATGTACTCAATTGATTTCTCATAGATCTTATTGTTTGGACTTCTCAAATTAGCTTGAGCTAACCTCTCCCACCACATTTTAGCCTTATTGTAGTCAGTCACACCCTCAGCAAATGACTGCCAGTCATCAGTGACATCTGGAAAAGGCCCCTCAAGAGTCCCATCAATGTTGATAATCACATCCTCAGATCCACTGATCTTGAATGTAATATAAACTTGATTGTAAATCTCATTTGTAGCCTTTTGGAGTGCCTTATTTAAAGACCCTTGCTCAATATTTGACTCATCAAAAACATGGCTGAGAGTGAAGTCAGACACCACACCAGACCCCAGATCATTTGTCCATTTTTTAATGTTTATTTTATCATGCTCATCCACCCACATTGCAAAGTCACCCAGAGCACAAAGAGAGTTATAAAAGTTTTGAGTTGATGTGATCTGATTTATATATCCATCAAGCAATGGGATCCCCCTGTAATCATCCCAGCCAGCTCCAAGCTCCCCCAATGGCCTTTTGTCGTATGTCAAAAGGGTATCTTTTACCACATCAATCAGAAAAGAGTCCTGTCCACCTACATCAGACACACCTGTCCACTCCAGTCTATACTCAACATCTAAAGAGTTATCATTAAGAGTCACATCAGAGTCAAGTTTGTTGATAAATTGCCATTGTAATTTGTGTAAATTCATTTCATGGATCAGAGTCAGTCTGGGAGCTTTCCCATTTGCATACTCAACCCAAATGTCAGCAAAGGCTGGAACAATATTAAATTCAAACCTCACAGAGCACTCAAGAAACTCAACATCTGTCAATTTTTCCAAATTTGACATGACATCCTCAATTTTTATGAGCTTGCTGACATTGTGGTCCTTGTCAGCATTCCATTGAGCCTCATTGAGCTCAACCTGTCTCCCAGCCCCAAAAAAATAATCCAGTTTAAACATGATATTTTCATCTGATTCTGGAGTGTCTGGGAGTGTGGTTTTCTCAATGTTTGACCAGCCAAATGTCTTTGTGCCTCCCATGTAAATTGTCTCACTATCAAACAAAAGAAAGCTCTTTTTATTACTCTTTGTTTTTGCTGTGATCACAATATTTGCCGATAAAAACAGATCCAGATCAAACACCCTACTGGCAAAAGATTTATTGTAAAAATTGTTGTTTCTGGGATCATAGATTACTGACCCACCTATACCAAAGGACAGGCCGATCTCATTAAATGAATCAATCACTTTTTTTGTGTCAGAAACCTCAAACCTTTGTGTCTGAGTGAATGTCTCTCTGGATGTTTGACTCAACTGGATCAGAGGCTCATTGTCAATGTCACTCAACCGAGTACAAACAACCGATCTCCTCCAGACATTTGTGGGACTTGCTTTTTTTATATCTCCAGACATCCACTCTGGATTATTCAAAAAATAATCTGAGTTGTTTGCAAATTGAGGCCCCCATGTGGGAGGCTCTGGCTCTGGAGATGTTGGGCTCAACCAGTGATTCCACTCAAAAAAAGCATTTGGGAGCATTTGCATAAATCTATAATATCCAGATCTGGAGTTTGCATCAGCTGGATTATAGTAAACTCTAGGCTCTTTATAAAAATCATAAGGTGTATAATTTGCCAAAGTTGATGAGAGTCTCATGGATGGCTGATTAAAACTGATGAGAGTCGTGTCCTCCCACACCTCCAGAGAGTTTGATGTGTTTATCACTTTTGAGCTTGAGATCCCTTGAGAATTAAATGATCCATCTGGAGATCCCACTGGCTGAAAAATCTCAATTGTGAAGTCTGGACCAATACACTCCTTTTGAAAAGTGATTTTATTCCCTGTCGTTGTTGCATAGGAGTCAAACTCAGTAATGTTTTGTATTGATGTTATTTCTGAGATGCTTGCATCCCCCAGCTCCAACTCAACACCTCCAGCTGGCACATCTAAAATGACAGCCTGTGAGGATCTCTCAGCATAGGGATAAACCATTTTAGGATCATAGGGATTTATGCTGTCATTGTTATCCTCATTTAGTTGAGGATTTTGGGGCATATTCCACTGAGGAAATTTTGAGGCTGGCTCTGGGAGAGGATCCTCTGAGAGGTAATCTGGAGTAAATGAAACACTCACACCTGTCTGGGGATCAATGGCTCCAGCTGTTTGATTCACCTCATAAATAAACCCCTCAATGTCAGTGTTTGACTCAGATGGATATTGATTTGAAAGATTAAACTTTCTCTCTGTGCTAAATCCCAAAAGGTATGTCTCAAATGGAGTTTTCACATTAAAATTTGTTATATCATCCCAAAATGTATTTTTTTTATTTCCAACAATCTCAACAGCAAAAGAGTCACCCTCTCCAGATAACAAATACAAAAATTTCCCATTCATGCTGTCATCAGCCAGAGTGTCAGCTCTTAAATTCCCCAAATTTAAAGAGTCAGAGCTTTGGCCAGCTGAGGCCCTGTCATATAAGTATGGGTTTATATTATCATAGGTTGAGGCTGAAAAAACAGAGGTTGGGAATGATCTGGATGAGTCCAGACCTTGATGGATCCCAGCAATGACAGGAAAAGAGATTTTTGAGCTTGCTTTTTGATTGTCCCCAATTATACCAAAGGCCAGACTGGAGGCTTTTTTTGATGGAGTTTTTGTGAGTATTCTTTGAAACCTACTCCCCAAAGAGAATGAGATCTCTGATGGGCTGATAGTGTATGTGGTTATAATACCAGAAAAATCAAGCCTCTCCCCTGTTTGAGTAATCTCATAGATTTTAACAAACTTATAGGATGGAAAAAGTTGATTTTCTGAGAAAAATCCAGAGATGTCATCCATGTTACTGATTGACAAACTCCCACCAGATGCCATGCTGATCAACCCACCTCCATGTATATTGATGGATTTTGATGGGCTCCTCACATTGTTTGATTTTAAAAGCCCATCCTTTGCAAAACCTCCAGAGGGGATGCTGTAAGGCTCGTCACCTGTCACCAGCCTCATGACTCCATTATAAACTCCATAGGTTGAGTTTGATATTGATGGCTTTTCAAAATCAATGTCAACCCTGTATTTTATTAAACCCATCAAACACTCTCAATCACTAGATCAACAGAATACATCCGTTTCCCAGTATATTTAAAATTAAACTTTGTAATTCTCACAGAGGAGCCTTTTGCAAAAACAGAGATCTCTCCATCCCATAAAAAATCAGAATATCTCACACCCCAGAGGATATTTTTTAAAATCTCAATATACTCCTCATAGGTCAAAATATATGAAAATTTTGCTGAGTGTCCTGTCACCAGATCTCCAGTGATTGACTGCCCCCCAGAATAAGTCTCATGAAATTCTGAACCCCTCAATGCTCCTGTATTATATTCCCACTTCCAAGGTATTGACCAAATAAACGAACCATCAAAATCACCAGATCCAACCCCATCACAAACAACTGGAGGTTCAATCTCAACTGCTCCCTGTACTGCCCCACCTATCCAGTCAGACAGAGGAACATCTGGAAAATTCCGCGTGAAGTGTTCTGACCTATCAGCATATTGAACGATAGTAGCTTTGTCTATTGCTAGAGGGTTTGTGCTCCAATAAAGATCTTGAATTTCGCCATTAAACCCCGAATAATAACCATTTAAGTTGTATCCTATGCCACACAAAGCTCTTGGAGAGATTAAGCTGTAAACACTAGAAAAACTATCGTTGTCTGATGTTAAAGCTGTTGCCATTACACCATTAATAAATAATTTTATTTGATTACTTGGATTTGTTAGGTTCAAGGAGCAAGTTATCTCAACCTCTGTATCTAAAGGTATAAGATTACTTGTTTTTATAAACTTTCTACCACTTGCGTTGTCAGTTGGGTTGCTATTGTAACAGGCAACCCTTAAATTTCTACTTGGTAGAATATATATTTCAAAAGGAGGAACTGAGTAAATTGACCCATTTTCAGATCCACAATAAGTGAATATATTTCCGTAACCATTCCAAGAAGAGTTTAACTTAATTTTAACATGTAAAGCTATAACATCAGTAAATGCTGTACTACCTAAATCAACCCCACTATCAACTCCATTACCTATAAAATAATTTTTATAAACCCCATCAAAAGGAGTGCAAGATTCTGGAGGGGTGACATTTGATTTATCCAGAGTCAATCTCATTTCCACATTAACACTTTTAAATCCATCAACTGAGATTTTAGGCTGTGTTTTCAAAAATACCTTTGTGACTCCTCCTGTTTTTGTCATCTCTGGAGCTATAAAATCAACATCTCCAGCATCAATCTGCAAGTCATAGGACTGCAAGGGTTTGAGGGACTCTGTGAATTCAAGAGCCTTGTCATAATCTTGAAAATTAAAAGTGACATTTGAGTCCCAGTTTACTGGATTGTTTGATCTGACTCTGTGTTTTGTCCTACCATTTGACCCTTTAAATTGAGTTGAGTTTATCTCTGGATTTATTGAAAAAGTTTTCAGCAATACATCAAAGCCATTAAAAATCATTATACGCTCCCCAGCTCACCACTCACAGCCATTGCATCCTGTAAGACTGAGACAAACTCATCCCTGTCATCAAAAAGGGCTCTTTTGATTGACTCAACATCCCCACCCCCATTGATCACTGGAGCATAATTGACAGATACACCTCCCCCACCTTGACCATTTGCAATGTCAAAAAGAGTCCTCTGTTGTGTGGAGTTCAAAACCATCTCCCCAGTTCGGACTATTGCTGTTGTATTGTCTGGACCCACTGATCCCCCTGTAAAATTACCCCCAACAACTCCCCCAACTCCTCCATTTTCAAACTTTTGAGCATTGATCTGGGCCACATTCACCAGACCACTTGCCAGAGTAGTCCCAGCCACAGCAATATTTAAAGGATAAGGAACTTGAGCCATTGCATTATTAACAGCCAAATATGTTGACATCAAGGCCTGTGCTGATGCTGTAATTTTATAAGCTGTTGCTAGTTTTTCATTTCCCTCAGCTCCAGCTTTAAAAACATGGGCCATGTTACCCAAAGAGGTTGAGATCGCTTTCTCTTGCATCCTCAATATTTTTGCATCCTGTTTGGCAATTTCTTGACTGGCTTTTTTTTCTGACTCTAAGAGTTTTTGATCAGACTGGATTTTGAGAGTTTCTCTCTCTAATAGATGTCTATCCTTGACAGCTGTGATCTCACTCTCAGAGGCCTCAATGATCTCAAGTCTCATCAGTTCAAACTCTTGAATTTCCTCAAGTCTTAAAGCCTCCAGCTCAGCAATGGCTCCAGACTGCTCAATGATAAACTGGGAGTCAATTGCTGTGAGAGGTTTTATTTGAGATCTTTTCTCAGTAAACTCAGACTCAGCTTTTGCTCCAGACACCTCTGTCTGGGTTTTACTTTGCTCAAACTCAGCATCAGCAATGGCTTTGTCAAGCTCTAGGATTTTTAATTTGCTTTGAATCTCTTGATCTATTTGTTTCTGTCTGAGCCTGTCAGCCTCGAGTTTTTCCTTTGCAAGTTTTAGAGATTCTTTGTTTGCCTTTTCAATTGCATCCCTGTCAGATTGAGTTTGACCTGTCACACCTGTTTTGATTGCTGGAGTTTTCTCAACCTTTGCAATTATCCCAGCTAGTTTATTGTCATTCTCTAGGATCTGATTATCAAGGTTCAACATTTTCCCCTGTATGTCATCCAACAAACCCAAAGTCAGAGATAATTTCCCAGAGTTTTTGCCACCGATCTGAGCCCCATCAGATCTCAGATCATTAATTTTTTGTAAAAGCTCCCCCTCCTTTTGGAAAAGCTCCAGCCTTTTCTCATCTAGCTCAATTTGTTTCTCTAGGTTTGATGTTGTTGCCACATCAATGACAGCTTTTCCAATCCATGTGGCAAAAGTGATAGAATCTGATGCAATGATCCCCATGACCCTTGCAACCTCTCCCAGTCCATTTGTGAGGCCACTCAAAACCTCTGGATCTGACAGGGCATCCATCATTTTATCAATGGCTGGATTTAACTCTTTGAACAGAGGCCCAGCACTCACATTTTTTAAATTTGTAAATATTGAATCAACAACTGCCATGTCTTGAGAAAATTCTTTTGCAAGTTTGATGACCTCTGGGCTCATTATGTTATTGATTGAGATCTTTGACATTCTCTCAAACTCAGCTGAGTTGTTTTTGAGCAATGGGAGGAGAGCTGTTGAATCTGATGCAATAGCCTCCATGTAAAAAGTCATTTCTGACTGAGTTAGGTTTGCTTTCTCAAGTGTTTTGACATAAAGCTGGAGAGACTCAGCTCCAGAGAGGTTTTTAAAAGCCTCAGCTGTAACTCCCACTTGACTTGCAATGTTGTCAAAAAAGTCTTTTGTTGGACCAGCATTGTTTTGTAAAAAATCCCCCATTTTGTCAGAGGTATCTTTGAAAATATCAGCCATTTTTTCAGTTGTCAATCCAACTGACTTGCCAGCAAAAGCCCAGAGTTGCATCTCTGTTGTTGTTGTCCCAGCTAAAAGTGATAGATTCTCAAGCTCTTTGGATGTCTCAGCAACAGCTCCAGCCCAGTCCAGACTCACCTTTGTTGCAACTCCCCCAACTGCCACGAATCCAGCAATAGGAGAGGCCACAGCCAGCAATGAGGCTGAGGATGTTGCCACAGCTCTGGCCATCTGAGAAAAGCCAGCTGTTGTCATCCCCACACCCTTATCAAGTTGTTTGAGAGACTCTTTGTTTTTATCAAACTCTTTGTCAGCTTTCTTGAGTGATCCACCCAGTTTGCTGACTTCTTTCTCAGCACTCTTGAGCTCTTTGTCTAGCTTTTTTAATTCACCAGTTCCACTGACATCCACATCAATGTCAATTACAACTTTGCTGTCTTTTCTACTTGCCATGATTACCTCTTTTTTTGAATTATAACAAAAAAGAGGATGACCTTTTAAGATCAACCCCCTTTTGACATTTTATTTATTCTTTTGAGATCCTCTGAGACTTGTTTGTCTTTGTCAGAATAGAATTTTTTGACCCTACTCCCCAAAATAATCACATCCTCAAAAATTGCCACATGATCCAAAAAACCACATGAGTCTGGGAGTGTTTTATTTTCTGAGTAATAGGCCCAAAAAGTCTGAGAGGCTAAACTTTGGAGATTTGTGACTCTCTCTGGCTTGTAAATGATTTCACCCACCCCAGCACACTCAACACATTTTTTGTCTGGCCTTGTTTTCACAGCACAATCAAAGCAAGGGATCTGGTCATCCCTAGCATTGTTTTGTTTTGAGAAAAGCCAGATCAGTTTTTTGAGTCAGCCCCAGAGATTTTTGATCTTTTGATTATCTCATCAGCAATCTCAGAGATGTCATCAATGTCAAAAAGCTCCACCAGACTTTGATCAACCCCATCAACCCCCAATTTGCATGAGAGTTGTCCAGAGTCAGTCTGGATGTTTTCCCAGTCCATCACACAGGTTTTAAAAGCAAATAGACTTTTTGCTGATGTGTTTAATTGCATCCCCCCCTGTCTGTAAGTTGTCATATCATTGATGATAGCTCTCTCTGTGATTGTCAAAGGCCTACATTTAAAGACAGCTTTGTTTTCTTTTGTGTCTCTCTTGAGTGAGATGTCAAAATTTGCTGATTTTCTACTTAATATTAGCATTGTTTTCCCTTTTGTTTGGATGAGCTACCAATATAGCAAAAAAGCCCCACAGGGTATCTGTGAGGCTTTATTTTAAAAATACGAAATTAAGCTAAATATGAGATATAAAGCTCATCATCTCCTAATTTCCCTTTTTTCATTCCATAAGAGATCTCGTTATTCAAAACCCCATCTGTGTCAGCTTGAGAGACATTTGAGTATTGAGTTTGAGGAGCTACAACCCAGACCACATTCCCACAGCTGTTTGAAAATTTCCACTGAGATCCAGCCAACCTACCAGAGAAGTATCTCCCTAAGTAATCCCACTGAGCCTCTGGGACTTGCTCCACACTCATTGATCCACTTGGATTGCGTGAAGTGATAAGAGTCCCAGCAATCCCTGTATTTGAGTTTGCGTCATCTCTAGTAATCACAGAGTTTGCCATGTCCATTGACACTGATTTTAAGACAGGTGAAAAACTGCCCTCATTATCAAAAAATGACATATCAGCACTTTGAAAAGACACAGGCTCAAGATCATTATCAACCTCTGGGAGGAGAGGAGCATCTCCTGTCTCATCCTCTAAAATTGGGCCTGTTGTTGTCAAGTTAATAAATGCAATGTTGTTGGCCTCAGCATCAATGGTAAAAGAGCTCATTGAGTTCCAGATTGTTCTTTTTACTCCATCAGTATTGATGTGAGCTGTTGCAATTTTCTGATTTGAGGATATAGGACTATATCCAAAACCACCAGCTTTTGAGTCAGCTGTTGCTGTCCATGTCGCTTGATCAGTATTGAGCACATCTGTTGCTGAGAAACCAGTTGACCCCACCACATAGGCAAAAGCCTCAGATCCATCATACTCAACACCCATGACACCTGTTGAGGCTGACACTGATCCAGTCACAATCAAACCAGATCTAAGTCTGTAAACTAAAGAGGTTTTCAAAACTGGGATCTGTTGCACATCCTCAGAGCTTGATTTTAAAGTTAGGGATTTATTTCTGGTAGTGAATTTTTCACCATCTGATGCTGTCCCTGTCACAATTTCAAAATAGAGATATGAGTCTCCATTTTTTGTGCATCTCATTGCTCTGATCTGACCATTTGGGCCTATCAAAAGCTCATCCTCTCTCAAAGATCCTCCAGTTATGGATGAGATCAGAGCTCTCTGGATTGTTTTTGAGATTGCTGTTGCATCAACTTGACCAGATTTCTCTTTGATTGAGTCAGCATCAGAAAAATCAGCACCCTCATAATACAAAACCCCATCAACATCAAAAACAGGAGCTCTGAGAATACCCTCACCCACTCCATTTGTGATCTCAATCCCAAAAGGTATCTGACCCACATTTGAGGCCTCAATTGACACTTTTTTGAGAGCTGTCTCAATCATACCAGAGTTGATATAAAATTGTCTTTCTAGGGGAGGAGTTGAGGCATCAACTAAACCAATCAATTCAGCCTTTGCTGTAATTGATGCAAGTTTGCGACCCATCACATCAGCCTCATTTGAGAGCGTACTGGATGCCAGTCCTGTCCTGTCATTTACTTGCAAATCAAATGAGATGTTTGCATCAGTATAAACTGGGACTAAATCTGAGGTTGAGATTGTTGCTGGAGTCTCACAATCAATTTGCTCTTTGATGCCAAATTGCACCTTTTTTGTAATTGCTGGTTGATTACATGACATGATCAACCTCCTTTTTGTTGTTGGTTTAAATAAGCATACAAAAAACTAGGGTCTTTTTTCCCTGTAATTTGTCGTAAATGTAAAATTTAAGAATCCTATCCATGAGTTATCTGATGTGAATGTAAAAGTTGTTTTAACATGATCAGTGTCAAAAGCCTCACATCCCCACTGGTAATTTTGAGCAATGAATTTTTTTAAAACACTGGCCTCTTGCAACAGCTTGATCTTTCTGTAATTCCTTTGATCTGACTCCAGAGTCCCCTCTGGGGCTTTTACCAATAAAACCAGAGTAAAATCAACCTCTGTGTCAATGTAGCCAGATGGATGCTCCTCCATAGGAGTCTCTGTCTCTACTCTGAGAAAAGCAACAGGGTAATTTTTCCAGTCATCTGGGAGATGTTCATTTTCCTCAAATGTATATCCCAGTTGATCTGTTGCAAATTGCTCTATGTTTAAAAATATCTGTTCAAGTGTCCCCATCAGCCTCTCTCAATCTCAAAAGTGTGATCTGGAGTCTCATCAATGTCACCCCTGTCCTCATCTTTTTGAAAATTAAAATAAGTCAACTCTTGATCTAGTTTATACTCCTCTTTATCATAGGCATCAAAAATTCCTTTCCACTGATCTATCTGTTGACCATCAAATGAGGCGTTTATCCCAGATCCTATGCGATCCCTTGAGTATTCCTTTGATACAAAAACCACTAAATACATTTTTACGATCTCAGACACACCCTCTGGAGTTGCTGGCCTCCTGTCGGCCTCTGGGATCCTAAACTTCTCACAGAGTTGTCTATATTTGGCATCCCCTCTGGCCAAATATGGCCCCTCCTCAATAGTTGTCTGGATTTTGGGAGCAAAGTCCTCTTTTACCAAAATTGTCATGAGTGTCCTTTGATTATATATTTATCCATTGATCTCAAAATATTATGTTCCATGTTTTCAAGATTGTCATCTATGTTTTTTTGCATCCAAAGTCTAGGAGTAATACCAGAAACCATGTGACCCTTTGAGAATCTTCTTTGGCCACCTTGCACCCAGCTCAAAGCCTTTGCTTTTACTGGAGCGATCCAGTGAGCTTTTGTCCCATCGTGCACCCAACTGGAGTAATAAGCCGAATTATACAAACGACCAGACAAACCTCTGACCTCAAAGCCATGAGAGGCTGTCAATGTCCCTGTCCTGTCCTTATAATTATGATTTTGTTTATTTATCCGATTGATCACTCTGAGAGAGAATCTGAGACCCTCTGAGGCTCCCCTCTCAATTTCTGATCTAGTCCCAAAATCAAAGTTTTTGACAATTGATGCAAGACTCATTTTATTTTTTTGCCTTTGCCTTTGCCTCAGCCTCAGCTTTTAAGTCATTTTTTCTCTGAGTCTCAATTCTTTTCTGTAAAAGCTCTTGATTGATTTGAGTTGTTGTTTTATTCTCAGCACTCTTTAAAAAGTGAGCCTCAGCCTCTTTTTTGATTGAATACTTTGTATGATCCAAAAACAAAACCTCAGCAACAGCTTTGGCCTCAGCCTCAGTTTTAACAACTAGACCCTTTTTTGTAGCCTCTAATCTTTGACCCTTGACCATTAAAACACCAGCAACAGGAAAAACCCACATAAACACCTCACTTTTTATTTATTCAAATTATACAAAAAAGGGGAGCAAATTGCTCCCCTCAGTAAATCAGCTGTTTTTATTAAGCAATATTGAAAAGATAGCCATGAGCTAAGCCAGACTCAAACTCAAAACCAATTTGAGCATAGATTTGAGTTCCATCAGATGCTCCACCTTTTCCAAGATCCTCAACCACAATGTCCATGCCTTTGTTTGGCACAGGTAGGATCACAGGCTTACATTTAGCAAGATCAACAAATCCAACTCTGTCAGCTGGGACATTTGTGTCCATTACAACTGAGTAAACTCCAAAGTCTGTGTGAATTGTAGTAATATCAACACCACCCACATTGATTGAGTCAACTGCTTGACCATAAAGCTCTGAGAGTTTCACTTTCATTGTTGGATTAACCAAAAAAGCTGGTTTTGAAAGACTCACACCTTTGTTGAACATTGTAGCCAGTGAGCTGTTGATCATTGCTGTTGTCAATGCAACTGCTCCAGCATCAAACACATTGTTTGTAGCGTCATTATATTGAGCTGTGTCACAGATGTTGAAAATACCACCCATTTTGTAAGCTACATTTGAGGCTGTTGACTCAACTGCAACACCATTGATTGCTGACCAGTCCCAGTTTTTTTGCACAATTTTGAGCTTTGCATCAATTTGAAAGTCAAGAGGAGACTGGCTCTCTCCCTCTGGCCCAATATTGACCAGACCACCAGTTTGAGATGTTCTAGCATAAGAAACATCTATTTTGTGCTGAGAGATCTGAGCATAATTGTACTCTGGTTTTCTTGCAATAGTCTCAGCTGTTGCTCCAGCAATTGATTGATCCTCAGAGATTGTCTGATCAGATCCGTTGCCTAGCTCAACAACTTGACCCATTTGATACTTAAAAGCTGTTGCTCTTGAAATACCATTAAGGCCAGCACAGATGCGTGCAAATTGTGTATTTTCGTCACCTAAAAGAAAAGTCTTTTTGATGAATGGAGGTAAATCATTAAAAACTTTTGTAGTCATATCAGACTCCTATTGATTTAAAGCTCTTGCTTCACTATAACGCCCCATTGAGATGAGTTCGTCATATGTTTTGGTTTGGTTTGTCCCAGATGGCCCACCAGATCCAGATCCAGAGCCTACATTTCTAGCTACTAGCTGAGGATATTTCTCAACAAATTTACCAGCAAAGTCCTCAACAGATAGCTTTGTCTCTCCATTTGCATGGAAAAAATTGCCATCCTCATCCTTTGTCAGATCCTTTTTGATCCCAGACATCAAAAGATCATGGTATTCAACACCCACCCCCTTATCAGTCAACAGCTTTGTCAAATTGTTTGAAAGTTTCAAATTGTCATTGTCATCTTTCAACTTTTTATCCCTAGCTATAAAATCATTGAGTTGGGTTTTCATGCTCCCCATCTCCAGATGTAGCTTTTCATTTTCAGTCAAAGTGTTCTGTCTCTCACCCTCAACATCAGACAGCTTTGTCTTTATGCTTTTTATTTTCTCAACTGGATTCTCATCAGATGGATCAATCTCAAAGGCTTTGAAAATATCAGCTGTTTTGCCTCTGGAGACAATTAACTCCTCTTTAAGGCTTTTGTTGTTATTCTCTAGCTTCGTTATTGACTCAGATTGAGTCTCTAGCTTTTCAGTGAGTTCCTTGACCTGTTGCTCTAGTTCCATTTAATACCTCGCTCAAAGTATTTAAAAGTGTGCCTAAGATATTGCAAAACATCCATAGGGCCTGTTCGGTTTATATTATAGCAAAAAAAAATAAATTTTGTTATTTGGCAATGTCAGTCCTTTCTGGAGGAGTTGAGACTCTTGCTCTGGCTGGCAAAGTTTTCAAATAGCTTGCTCTGTGTTTGCATCTTGGATGGTATGGAGGGAGCTGGACACCAGAGTCAATGTCAAAAAACTTTCTCTCAAATGGAGAGCACTCATCAGAGTGTCCATGTTTTGTCTTGTTTATAAAAATGTATTTAAAGCCATCTTTTGCTTTCTCATCCCTCATTTTGATATTTGCCACAGATCTGTATTCTGTTTGAATGTAAAGAGATGATCTGTTTGTCACTATTTTATTGATTTGCTTGAGATATAGTTTTTTTTCAACCAGCTCAATCTCTTGAGTCATAAGTTTTTTGAGCTCTTTTTGAGTTGGTTCCTTTGCCAGAGCATCCCTAAATTTTTTTGAGAGTTTTTCTCCAGCAATCACAGAGTTTGATCTGGGATCCCTTTTGACTTTCTTGATGTCTTTTCTGATCCTCTGGGTTTTCTTGATAACCTCTTTTATGATCAGAGTTTTTGTGAGCTTTGGCCTCTCCTCTCTGGAGACTCCAGCTGAGAGCCCTGTGTGATTGAATAAAAACTCTTTACCCACTCCAGACACAGAGAGGAGCTCTGTGATCAACCATTGATCAATATCAACAGAGATCAGCCATTGCTGGATGACCTTTATTGATTGACCAGAGGCAAATCTTTTATTGAGCTCTTTTAAAAGTTTTTCAAACCTGTCATCAAGTTGACTCACTCAACAGCTCCCTCTGGATCCTCATCCTTTTCAGTGACTCCGATCTCAGCCAAAAATTTGAGATGTTGATCAACTGACTCCTCCAGAGTTGTTTTCTCTTGATCAGTCATCCCTGTCATCATGGCCCCCATGATCCTTTTAATGATTTTCCCAGTCACCTCATCAGATACCTGTCCAGAGTCAACAAAAGTCTCAAATACTTTGAGATCGTCATTGATCAGAGCCATGCCAAAGTTTTGATTGTAGCTGACAGAGTAATCAACATCAATGTCCATGTAATCAGCAAAAGTATTTATGATATTTCTATCCAGAGCCTCAATTTGTGCCTTTGTATCTCCCAGAGTCTCATAAAGCCTCTCCATCTCCTGTCTTCTGGAGTCAGCTGACTGGGGCATTGTTTTCATAAAGTTTACACCAGATATTTGATACATCTCTTGCTCAAGGCCAGTGTATAATGTGGAGTAAAGTTTGTCAATAAAACTATAATCTGGCTGTAAAAATTGAGCTGTTGAATCTGTTGGCAATTTGAGGCCATTTGAGTGACCTGTTGTCAGACTTTTGATGTCAGCTGGGCCAATAATAGTCATCAATGGAAAAGCTGTCCCATCAGCTGTCTCATCAATTATACTCCCCAGATTGAATCTCCTATAATTGATTGTAGCCAAACTCCAGCTCATGCCATAAGGCAAAGGATCAGCTGATGGATCTAAATTCTCTTGAGGATATAATGGAAAAACAGGGACATATCCCAGCACATTCTCCCCATCAGACTCAAATTCTGAGTCCTTTTCTCTAGTCCATTTGTCAGTTCTCCATGTTGTTTTGATTGTATGCTCAACCAGTCCACCAGACTCATCTGTTGAATACTCAATAGACTCCCATGAGAAAAAGACCACATCTCCAGATCCATTGATTGACACATCAATAATCTTGTCTGGAGTTATCAAAATTGTATAGGGTAGCTTTGACCTGTCACTCAAATCAGCATCAGATGTCTCTCCCTCATTGTTTGCCTGTTCTACAACAACAAAAGAGGAGTCATAAATTTTGGATGCTCTGGCTGTTTTTTTCATGAATTGCTTGTAAGATGTCCCAGATTTATCAGCATCAGCATGGAAAAGCTGAAAGGCCTTGATCTCAGACTCACTCACAGAATCACCATAAGACTTGACAGGATCCCCTTTAAAAATAGGAGCAACATGAGTGTCAATGATAGTTTTAAAGCTGTTTGAATACCTTGATTTGATCTTTCTGAGATTGAATTTATCCAGCACTTCTCTTGCATGGGGGATTAAATACTTGCTGGACTTATAGCCTCCCCCTCCTGTGTAGCTGTCAATCAAAAATTTAAACCTGTTCCCATCAGTTTTTGGATCTATCCATGAGCCATTATTCTCTTTTGCTGGATAGGCTGGAGGATTTGTGTTTTGATCTGTCATAAAATTCCTTTTTAAAACCAATCTGAATGGAAGCTATTTGCAACCTCAGACAAATGATACACCATAAACATACTTAAAGCATCAGCATAATCTGGAGAGTGTCCCAGAGTTTTTTTCATTTCAGCCTTTGAGATTATTGAGGACTTTGGAGTGTCCAGCATTGATTTGATCACTCCCAGCTCCTCACAGATCTCAGTTTTAAACTCTTGATCTTTGAGGTATATCTCCCCTTGATTGATCATTTCTGATAATCTAAAAAAGGCTTGAGCCCTTAAATTTTGATAATTTGGCCCATTTTTGGGAGATGAGGACCCACTGAATGAGACAGCCCCTCCCAAAAACCCCCCTAGATAATTACCCACACCAGAGGCATCATAAACAATATTTGACTGAGGGACATTCCATTTGAGAGCTACCTCCTGTATTTTCTGGATGACTTCCTTGCCATTTGTTTTGGCCCATGTATAGACCTTTTCTAGGACTAAGCCATCAAACACCACAGCCACCATCTTGTCAGCCCCCTCCATAGCAATATCACAGGATATATACCTCCTCCCAGTTGGCTGGACAGATGTGTTTTCAAAGGCTTTGATGATATTCTGGTATGGGATCAGAATTGCATCATCATCATCATACTCCCAATTCCCATAGAGTAATCTCTGTTTTTTGACCTCATCTTTTGTATTTTCCAAACTCTTGATATATTCTGGATCAATAAATTTGTTGTCATGGATCAAAGCCTGTATGAAATAATATCCCTTTTCAAGAGTATCACTCATAAATGGCTTGTAAAAATACTGATATAGCCAGTTTTTTTTGGGGTTTGCTGTGTTTAGGTTTTTTGGATAAAACCCCAACTCTCTGTTGAGATGTCTCCCTGTCCTAGTGAATAGAATATCAAAGGCCCCAAAATCAATCTCCCCAGCCTCCTCATTTGCTCCACAGGTGTACTCAATAGATCCAAATCTCTCAAACATGGGATCTCTGGGCTGAAAAGAAACATCTACCAGATCAATCCTAGATCCATTATAAAACTCAATATAGTTGTATTTTCCGTTTAACTTCCAATGTTGATCTTGGATCAGATCAAAAGTCAGAGCCACTTTCATAAATGTCACATAGGTTGAGGACATGAGCCTTTTGAGTTCATTCCTTGAGATATATTGTTTTGTATTTGCATAGGCCAGAGCATTGAGGATCTCCCAAACACAGATAAACCAGCTTTTACCTCCTCCAGCTCCTCCTCCATAGGTCAAAACTCTTGTCTCAGTATTTTTGGGATGCAACTCTCTGAGAGCCTCCTCCTGTTTGGGGCTGAGTCCTAAAGAGCTAAAATCTTGCCTCTTGTAAAGCTCAACCTTTGCCCTAGTCTGGGGACTGAGGAGCATTTGCAATCTCTTTTAAAGCCTCATCTGACAGGGAGCCCATGTCAATTGTCCCTAGCTTATCCCCTTTTGTCGTCAGATCAATCTTTTCTGGCTCATTGAGTCCCAACATTTTTGCTTGCATCTCAATCGCTTTTAAATAAGCTGGATATTGTGCAAAGGGGACTCTCTCATCCTCTCCCACAGCTTTTGTCTCATAGAATGTATTTAAAGCACAATCTTTGGCAATCTGAATATCAGCCAGTAAACTCTCTCTAGTGATCTGGTATTTTTTAGCATCAATTTCCTTAAAAGCATCTATATAATCCCTTATGCTAGGTTTTGCTAGGTTCTCAACAGCAACGACCCCTAAAGTTTTTTGATTTCCTTTATATCCAGCATCCCTACACGCTTGAGTGCCATTTTCTCCATTTGACATATAACTATCAGCAAACGCTCTCTGTTTACCTCTCAGCTTTGATGCCAACCTCTCCAGTCTTTCCTTATCCTCTGATTGCATAATCAAAGCCCCTCCATTGCATAATTTCAGATCTTTAAATTATAGTTTAAAAAAGTAAAGGAGGCAAAAAGCCCCCTGTTTTGTATTGTACGACACAATATATCCTTATTTGGTGTGCTATATCTACCTATCTAAGTGATAGGTGAATATATATCGTAGTTATCATCAATGCTCTACACCGCCCTTGTTGGTTGTAATATCACATCACCCTTTAATATTTCTTGCATTTTAAACTCAGTAACCATCACTTGTTTTATCTCGGTGAGTTTACCTTTATCGCTCGTTCTTGCATCATTAACTCTTGTTACTTCTGACATAACTAATTCCTTTTGTTTTGGTGTTTCATCGCACAGACGATAACTACGGATTTACTCCATTGCAAGCAACGAAAAGTAAACCCTCAAGCGTTATATGCAATTAAGGTAAATCTAATTCAGCCCAAGATTCAACAGTTACATCAGAAAAATTATGTCTAAAACGCAACTCACTTGAATCAGCCATCAACATAGAATGACTTGGGTTAGCTCTCCAATAACAATCTATACTACTATCTCTATTTGTTGCAATCGGTTTGTCTTCTCGATAACCTAAATAAATACTTCCTTTTTTACGCTTTATCCAAATTAACTTATTTGGCTCTGGTAAGTTTTCTTTTGTAAGTTTCTTAAATTCCATTCTAATTTATTTTAATCATTTAATAAAAAGCATATAACACTAGCTATATGCCATACTCCATTTCATTACGTTCAGCATATAGCCAAACCGTTATAGTGAATTACTTATGTGTATATTTCCAATTTTCGTAAAGCTATTTGTAGTAGCTCTTTTGCTTCCTTTCCATCATTGCCGTAATCTTCACACATACTAAGCAACCTACTAGCACAGGCTGTATCAACTTCGTCATTGTTCAACCAATCACCGCATATTGTAGATTTTACATAATTAAATTTTTGCATTGTTATCCTTGTTTAGCTTTCTTAACTCACTATAACTACTTCCTCATCCCATTGCTATGCAACGAGAATAAGGCTTCAAGCGTTATAGTGAATTATACTCATCTTTATTAAACCAAATTTCAAACTGAGAGGAAAATGCTTGACCATGTTTATTGACTTTATCCACTTCTATAAACCCTTCATTTAGTGACTCTACTAAACCTTTTAATTTTCTGATTTCATATATTGACTCTAATTTACTAGAGTCTAGTAGATTATCTTCTGTATCTATATTCTTAATTATATTGTCTTTTAATAGTTCAACCTTCATATAATGCTCCGTTGTTTAATTTTGTATTTCTTCTCTTAACTCACTATAACAAAACCTAAACCCCATTAAAACAGGGCTTAGCTTCAGGCGTTATCGGCAAGAGTTTTACCCCTTACCGATGTTTAGTGTTAGCCTAAGTATCTTCCTTTTTCGTTTTCTAATATCTTCACATCAGGAACAAAGCAAATAGATTCAGCTACATTGTCACCTTGTTGTGTAGATACTTGGACCACGCAACCTTTTGGGGTCTCCATAGCCTTTGTGCTTTTCATCCACCCTTGCTCTTTTGAAGAAACTTTACAAATTAACGTAAACAAATCCCCATTTCCGAAAACTTGAATGTCAGAAACTTTTTTCTTTGCTTCTTCTACATTGGTATTATCTAGTGTTTTTTCTTTCATACGACCTCCAGCCGATAACAGAGACTATATGCAATCTCTGTAAATTTTGATTTAAAGTGACTGCATATAGTCACGTAAAGTTAGCAAACATTTAATCCCATCTTTGTTTCTCGCATCTTCATTCTCGGCAGCTTCATTTGCTACCATAAACAAAGCGGTTTTAGTTTCGTTTGTTAAGTCGTTCCAACCGTACTTAAATTCTTTAGGTATATATCTTTCAAAGTCGTGTACGTACTTTGTTTCTCGCAATTCGGCATCTACTATTTGCCAAAGTGGGTTTTCAATCCTATCTTGGTTTTCTAAATAAACGTTTGCTAACAATGTATATAATGCATTGTTCTTGTCTTTTAAGTTATCCATTCCTATATTTTTAAGTTTTGTTTAGAGACTTGGACGTTATCATATAGATCTGACTGCTCTGTTTAGGTTTTGGATTCTCTGGGCCATGATCTCTGTGAGCTCCACTCTCCAGCCCTCTGGGATGGGAGCGTCCTCATTGATTACTTTTCTCAAGTATCTGGGGCTTTTTAAATTCAACAGCCTTGATGTGGCTGCCTGGCCTCCTAGAAGGTCGCAGGCTGTTTGTAGTTGTTCTTTATTCATTTAAATCCTTTAAATGGGTTGCGGGGCTTTCGCCCCTTTGTTTATTTTTCAGCTAACACTTTGTGATATTCTGCTAAGATTTCCTCTTGAATGTGGTCTCTAAGCTCTTTACTTACAGGGTAGAAAAGCTGTCTGTACTCCTCTCCTTTGTAATATGGGTCACTTGGGTAGCTAA